CTACCCGACCCCTTCGTGAAATTGAAATCGCGCCACGATCCGACGCTGCCAGGGACGCGAAAGCGGGCTTTCGACGACACCGTGGCCGACATAGGCATGGATGAAGCGCGGCGCGGCCCCGACCTGCGTCACGAGGCCAAGATGCTTGGCAACCGCTCCTTCGCGCATCCGGAAGAGGAGGACATCCCCCAGCGCCAACGGCGCGTTAGCCGTTTTCAGATGCCGCGCGAGCCCATCCCAAAGCACCTCGTTGCGCCCCGCCTCCGACCAATCCGCTGTATAGGGCGGCACGATCTGCGGCTCGCTGCCGTAAAGCTCGCGCCAGACGCCCCGCAGGAGCCCGAGACAATCCGCCCCGCCCCCTTTGCGCGATGCCTGGTGCAAATACGGCGTGCCATTCCAGCGCCGTGCAATCTCGACCGCGCGCAGGGCCTCCTCCGATGGCGGGCTCACCGGAACAGGCTCCCGCCATCATTCGCCCCGCCCTGAACCGGGTAGGAAACCAGCCAATCCTCTCCGGGGATATGCGGAAAGCCCCGGAAATTCGCGAAATTGGCGAATTTCGCGCGGCAGGTCGCGGCTCGCTTGTCGCAGCCCGCCTCGAGCCGGACCTGATCGCCCGGCGCGACCTCTGCCGCGATCCGCTGCCACAGCTCGATCTCACGGATGCCGTCCGTGCGGGTTCGGTCGGCCTTGATCACACCGACCAACCCGGCTGCGGCACCGCTCAGCACCGTCAGTCGCCCTTTCTCGAACCAGCGCTCGGAGAATCCAGCCAACGCTCCAAAGCCGAAGCGCGCAGTCTCTTCGACGAAGGCGACCGGTCCCTCATGGGCGAAACCCGGCTGGCTCAGGTCGAACCGGCAGTCCGCGTCGCCCAGAACCGCCGCACAGCGCGGATGATAGATCCGCCCGCGCTCGGCCCCGAGCGCCTCGCTCAGCCCCCGCAACTCCGCCGTGAAGGCGCCCGCGCCGCGCGTGATCTCTCCCAGATGGCCCCGGAACAAAAGCGCCCGCTGGGTGACATCGGTCCAGTTGACGATCCAGGCGCGGACCTCCGCCCGGTCGTAGCGGCCTGCAAGAATCTCGCTCTCCGAGATCGCCTCGGAGCTCAGCGCTCCATAGACTTCGCTATTGTCGACCGCGAGCCCCGTTCCCTGAGCAAGCGCCTTCGCGGTCATCCCGCTCTCGGGTTCGAAGGCGATCCCCTCGAAATTCAGTCCCGCATCGTGATCGGTGAACCCGAGCACTTTTCCGTCGCGCCGTGTCACCGCCCAGGCCCGCGCGATCGTCGTCGTCCCGGTTCCGAGATGGGCGCGCAATTCCTCCGGATAGCTCATCAGACCCGCACCTCCACCACCGGAACCTGCGGCATCTCGCCCGCCTGGAAGGACTGAACCGAAACCTGGATCCGATCGGTGTCGAAACGCACCGGCACGTCGAATTCGAAGCCTGCCGTGATCGGCGCACCTTCAGCAGGCGGATCGACGAACGTCACCGTCCCCGCCCCGGTATCGAGCGACCAATGCACCGCCTCGGCCTGATACCCGCCCTGCACGCCCACCTTCACCGTGCCCGCGACCGGCTTGGAGACTGGGCGACGATACTCGACGCCCCCCGACACATAGGCTTTCGAGAGCTGGAACACCCGGCGCACGCCATCGCCATGCCCGATCAGCTGATCCTCATACGCGACCTCCTGCGAGGGCGCGCAACTCTTGTAATCGGCCCAGTCCTTCCAGCGAAACCCGTGCAACTGGCCGCCCCGCGCCTCGAAAAATGCCAGCAAGCGCTCGACATCGTCGAGCGAACGCAGCCCCACCCCCGCATCATAGCGGCGGCGCGAATGCGCCCAGGGCGAATTGCGTTCCTCGAACCCGTTGGTCAGCGTCACGATCTCGGTGCGCCGCTCGGGCCCGCCGACCGAGCCGAAACTCAGATTGGCGGGAAACCTCACCTCGTGAAATGCCATCTTCTCCTCCTCAGCGGTTGCGCTCGCCGCGCGCCAGCGCCCGGCTGACCTGCGCCGCGACCTGGCTCGAGCTGCGCTGGAAGCCGGCGATGTCAGGCGTGGAGATGTTCATCACCACATGCACCGCGCGTCCACCGCCCTGCGCCGCGACCCCAAGCCGTCCATCCGCGCCGCGGGTCAGCGGCATGATCGCCTCCGGCCCCGCCTCGCCCATCAAGCCGGTGGCGCCGCGCATCGGAAAAACCGTCGGGCTCGTGACCACGCCTCCCTTGGCAAACGGCATCACGCGGTCCTGCGTGAACGCTCCTCCCTGCGCGAAGGGAAAGACGCCGCCGAGAAGACCGTTGAGCCCATTGGCGAGGGCCCCGCCCGCCGCCTGCTGGACGGGTTTCATCGCGACATTGTAGACGCTGTCGGCCATGCTCTGTACGACCTGCCGGAGTGCATCCGACAGCCTCAGACCGTCAAAGACCACGCCATCGAAAGCCTTGCGCAAGCCATGCCCGAAGGAGGTGCTCAAGCTGTTCACCTCGCGCCCGGTGAAGATCAGGCTCTCTCGCATCGCGGCCAGTTCCTGGTTGAACGCCTCCGCGACAGCTCCCGCGCCGCCCAACTGACGTTCCAGCTCGGCCGCGCGCTCCGCCAACCCGTCGAACCCGTCCATTTCGGTCATCCTTCGCTCCTTTCATCGTCCCGCGCTCGGTCCGGGAACCGCGCAAGCAACGCGTCGAGCCGCGCCCGCACCATCGGTCGCGACGCCGTTCCGCTCTCGCCCGCGATCAGCGCCAGTTCCGCCGGCGTGAGCGCCCAGAAATCGGCGGGCCTCAGCCGCAAATGCTGCAGCCCGAGCCGCATCAGCCCCGGCCAGTCGAGGCCGCCGCTCACGTGCGCTCCTCGCCGGGCATCGAGAAGGCCCGCGCCAGAAGCTCCGCCGCCTTTCGCGCCGCCCCGAGCGGCCCCCCGCCGATCTCGACCGCGCGCAAATCCGCGGTCCGTCCCTGCCAGCCACCGCCGCGCAGCCCGGCCACGATCACCGCAAGCACGTCCCGGCTCGAGAACCTGCCCGCCTCGAACCGCTCCACCAGCGCAATCATTCCGCCCTCCGCACCGATCTCCGCCTCGAGTTCGGCGAGCGCCCCCAAGGTCAACCGCGCCACGTGCTCCACCCCGTCGAGCAGGATCTCGACCTCGCCCGCATATGGATTAGCCATGGCCACCTCAGATCGCCGTGAAGCTCAGCGCACCCGCCGAGGCCATTGCGATCTCGTAGCTCGCCTCGCCGTCATGACTGCCCGCATAGTCGATCGAAGTGATCATGAACGGCCCCTGCACGATGCCGAAATCGGGAATGATCACCTGGAAATGCGGCACTTCGCCGTCGAAGAAGATCTGCCGCGCGCGCTCATCGGTCCCCGCATCCTTGAACACCCCCGCACCCGAGATCTGCGCCGAGCGCACGCCCGCCCCCCCCAGAAGCTCGCGCCAGCGCCCTTCGCTTTCTAGGGAGGTCACATCAACGGTTTCCGCATTGAAGGTGATCCGCGTGGCGCGCAGCCCCGCGATCGTCTCGAAACTCTGGTCCCCGTTCAGGTCCAGTTTGATCAGAAGATCCTTGCCGTTCTGCGCCACCATGGCCAATTCTCCGATATTGGAAAGACTGTCTCCGTTAGGGCGACACTGGCCCGCCGGAATGTTCGATTCGTGAAAGGGGTCAGACCTCGACGCGGGCCCGGAAGGTGAGGTCGATGCGCCGCGAGGTCCCCTTGTCCACGCGCCGAGCCCGGGCCTTGCGAAACCACAGGCCCACGAGCTGGCCGCGCGAGAGCGTAAGCGGGTTGGTCAGAAGCGTGTCCGAGATCGCCTCGCCCACCTCCTTCGCCACCTGGAACCCGGCTGCATTGGTGATCACCGACACGGTGAAATCATGCACCGCTCCGTCGCCCGTCATGTCCGAAGCATCGCGCGCCTCCTCGGGCCCGAGGCTCACATAGGTGCCCGTCAGACTGCCCGAGGGCACCGCGTCGTAGATGGCCGTCCCGACGAGAGCGGCCAGCACCGGATCGCCCTGAAGCCGCGCATAGACCGCCGCCTGAAGGGCCGCTGAGATCGCATAGCTCATGCCGCCACCTCCTCACGCGCGAAACAGGTCAGGTAATGCCCGCCCGGATCTGCCTCGGCCACGGCGAGGATCCGAAACAACCGCGCCCCCTCGCGAAACCGCTGCTCGGCGCGGGGCCGGCGCGGAGATCCCTGCGGCGCGGCGCGCACCGTGATCTTCCAGGGCACCGAGGCCAGCGTCACGAATTCACCCGCGCGCTCGACCCCGGTACCCGGCTTCATCTGCGCCCACAGTTCACCAAGCGCGACCCAGGCTTCCGCGAACCCGCCCGCGCCGTCGGGCACCCGCTCCGGCGTTTCGAGCACCAGCCTGCGATTGAGACCCGGCGCGCTCATGCCCGGCCTCCGATCATCCGGACCGTCCGCCAGCGTTCGATCAGGGCCATCACCCCGAAGGACATCGCGCTCACCTCGGCGCCACCGGCCTGACGGCATTCGTAATATTGCGCGGCAAGCAGAAGGACCGCCTGCGCGAGATCCACAGGGACCTCCGCCCAGTTCGCACCGAACCCCGCGCTGAACCGGATCTCTGCCACGCCTCCCGCGGGGATCTCGGGCAAAGCCGTCCCCCGCGCCGCAAGGCGGGGCCGTTGGAGATCCGCGATCAGCCGGTAGTTTTCGGCAGGAAGCAGCGTGGCCTGCCCCGCCGCGTCGACCAGCCGAAGTTCGGAAACGCTCCGAACCGGAGCCACCGGCAGAGGCTGCTCGCATACCCCGCGCCACGCCGTGAGCGTCAGGGAGTAATCGCGCGCGAGCAGGACTTTCCCCGTGCGCCCCTCGATCGCCGCAATCGCCGCGCGCAGATAGGCCTCGAGCGCACCATCCTCGGCCCCCAGATCGGAAAACCCGGTTCCCAGGCGCACATGTTCGCGGAACGCGGTCAGCGGAAGTGTCTCCGCGCCGACCACCGTTTCTTCTTTCAACATCATGGATTTTCTCCGAAATTCACAAGGCGGCACCCCCAGCTCCAAGGGATGCCGCCCGTTCGGTCGGGCGCAGGCCCGGCCGCCGCTCGAACGGAGGGAGCAGCTAGTCGACGACCTTCAGCCCACGCCCGCCTCGGAACCGGTCTCCCGGCCCAAGCTCCCGACGCCCGCGACACTCCGGCCGCGGTCAGTCGCCTCAGGCGATGGCGAATTTCAGCAGCTTGATCGCGGCGAAGTCGCTTACGTCGCCGCCCACGCGTTTCGAGGCGTAGAACAGAACATGCGGCTTGGCCGAGAAGGGATCGCGCAGCACACGCAGGTCCGGGCGCTCCGCCACCGTGTAGCCCGCATCGAAATCGCCATAGGCGATCGCGAAACTGTCCGCCGCGATGTCGGGCATGTCCTCGGCGATCAGCACCGGATACCCCATCAGGCGCGGAGGCTCGCCCGCAGCCAGCCCGTCGGTCCACAGGAAGCGCCCATCCGCATCCTTCATCTTGCGCACCGCCCCGGCCGTCTTCGAGTTCATCACGAAGCTCGCATTGGCGCGATATTCCGCCTCGAGCGCATAGACCAGATCGACCACCGCATCGGCCGGGCTCGACCCCGCGAAATCACCCGCCGCGCCGGTCGCCACATAGCCGAGCGATCCCCAGTTCCAGGCGTCGTTCGAGATCTTCGGATGGGTCAGGAAGCCCGTGGGTTTGTCCACGCCATCACCCGAGATGAAGGCCGCCGCCTCGGCGCGAGAGAATTTCTCTGCGATGCGCTGCGCGAGCCAGCCTTCGACATCGAAAGCACTGTCGTCGAGCAGGCGCTGCGAGGCTTTCGGCATCGCCGCGAGTTCGTGCAGCGGGATCGAGATCCGGTCGATCAGCGGCGTCACCGTCTCCGTGAGGCTCGCGGTCTCGGTGGCCCAGCCGGTGCCCAGCTCCGAGCGGTCCACCAGCACGTCGAAGGAGGTCGCCTCGACATTCACCACATTCGCGATCTGGCGGATCGAGGCGGTCGCCTTGAGGACCGAGCGGATCGTCTCCGAGGTCTGCGGATCGACGAGGTAGCCCCCCTCGGCAGCCACCGCCGTGTTGAGCGCCTTGCCTTCGAGGCTGAGCCCGCGCAGCGCGTCGTCATCGCCCGAGCGCAGATAGGCCGCGAAGGCCTTCTGATGCGGCGCCTCTTCATGGGCGGCGGCGGAAAGGGCGGGTCGCCCGGCGGTCATCGTCTTGGTCTGCAGCATGGTCAAACGCTCATCCTGTTTTTGCATCTTCACCTTCACATCCTCACGGAAATACTTGACTTCCTTCACGAATCCGGCCAGCGCGGTTTTCACCTCAGCCGCCGGATCCGGGCCGTCGGACATACCCGTCCCGGCCCGAGCCTTGGTCTCGGTCTTCATGCTCACTCCATCTCCATCGGGTCAGAGGCCGCGCCGCGTCAGCGGTCAGCCAGTTCCGCCGCCGCCTCTCGCAAGGCCTCGGCCAGATCGCGCAAGCTGCCCTCTAGGCTCTCGCCCTTGGACGCCACCCGCGCCTCGCGAAGCATCGGAAAGGTCACCAACGACACCTCCCACAGCTCCAGTTCCGCAAGCAGCCGCTGGCCTTTCGCGTCCTTCTCCGCCGCCACCGTGCGATAACCGATCGACAACCCGTCGATCGCGCCCGCCGCGATCAGCGCCGCCGCCTCGCGCGCCCGCGCCACATCCGGCAGCAGCCGTCCCTTCACCCAGAGCCCGCGCGCATCCTCGCGGATCTCGTCCCAGATGCCGATCGGCTCGGCCGGGTCGTGCTGCCAGAGCATCTTCACCGAACCGCCGCGCGCCTTCAGCCGCTCGAGCCCTTTCGCGTAAGCACCCTTGCACACGATATCGCCGCCCTGATCGGGCAGTCCGAACAGGCTCGCATACCCCTCGATCACCGAACCGTCGCGTACCTGAACGGGTTGGGTGTCGCTTGCACAGAACTTCAACTCCAGTCCGTAATCTTCTGCTTTCATGTGATTTTCCTTATCCGGGGGCAAAATCCAGAACGCCCTGTATGGCTTGCGTGAGGATCACCGCGATCACGCCATAGACGGTCATCCAGAGGCGCCGCTCCAGCCCCTCGATCATCTTCTCGATCCGCCCCAGCCGCTGCTCGACCTGCGAGAATTGCAGCTCCATGATCTTCTCGGTCGCCACCATGCGCTGCTCGTGCGCGGCGAAGGGTTCCTTGAGATAGCGCGACCCGCCCGCCGTCATCGCTCAGCCCTCCGCGATCGGCGGCAGACCCAGCAGGCTCCGTTTCTCCGCCTCGGTGAGAAACCCCGCCTCGCCCACGCGCTTCCATTGCTGATCGCGCTCTGCGGAAAGCGCGGGGATCTGGTCGGGATCGGGCTTGAGCAGTACCCGCTCGCCCGCCCAGGTCGACAGCCACCAGGCGATATCGGCGGCGACCTTCGACGCCAGTGGCAGCACGGTGAGCCGGTAGAAGGCCCGATGCGCCTCGGCGTAATTGGCATAGGTCGCGTCGCCCGGGATCCCGAGCAGCATCGGCGGCACGCCGAAGGCCACCGCGATCTCGCGCGCGGCCGCCACCTTCGTCTGGTGAAACTCCATGTCCGAGGGGCTGAACCCCATCGGCTTCCAGTCGAGCCCGCCCTCGAGCAGCATCGGCCGTCCCGCATTGCGCGCGCCCTGATGATGGGTTTCCATCTCGAAGACCAGCCGGTCATATTGTTCGGGGCTCAGCGTGCCCTGCCCGTCCGCCCCCTTGAAGATGATCGCCCCAGAGGGCCGCGCTGCATTGTCCAGAAGCGCCTTCGACCAGGCGCTCGCCGCGTTATGCACGTCGACCGCCACCGCCGCGGCCTGAAGCGGCGAGAGCCCGTAATGATCGTCTTGCGGATGAAAACTCTTCAGATGACAGATCGGGTCGGGACTTCCCGTCATGTCGAAGCGGTGCTTGCGCCCCGCCACCGTGTAGTCATAGGCGATCGGCCAGCCATCGGTCCCCGGTACGATGCTCATCCGCTCCGAGCGCAGCACATGCAGCTCGCGCGGCAGGCCCGGTTCGAGCGCAACCGCCTCGAGATAACCATTGCCCGACAGCAGGATCTGCCCGTAGAGCGCCTCGAAGAAAGCCGCCCGCCCCTGCGACGCATTGGGCCGCGCGATCAGGTCGAGCACGGGATGGATATCGTAGCGCCGCTCCGCATCCTGGCAGACCAGCGGGATCGCCGCCGCGGCCTCGGCAATCAGCTTCACGCAGCGAAAGCCCACCGGATTGCCGGTGAACGCCTGCCGCGTCAGCGAGCCGGTATCGCGCGGGCTCCAGACCACCCGCCCCCCCCCCGCTCGCCATCGCCACGATCCGGCCCGTCGCCGAGGCCTTCACTTCCGGCGCGCCCGCCGCATCGGTCTTGCGAAAGATGTTCCAACCCATTCCCGTCTCCTTCTCGCGGCCCCGCGCGCGGCACCGGCTGGCAAAGAAAAAGGGCCGAGGATGCCCTCAGCCCTTGCTCTCGATGTCGTCTGGCGCGCGCCGGGGGTTTTGCACCCCCGGACCCCCGCAGGATATTTGGATCAAGAGGAAGAGACCTTTCCTCAAAGCCCGCGCAATTGCGGCCTGCGCCAATGTGCGGCGGGCTCGAGGATCAGCTCGGTGATCGCCCAGACCAGCGCATCGACCCGGTCGGGCGACCCCCGTCCCTGATAGCCCTGCAGGCCCATCCGGCACATCTGGTCTTCGAGCGGCCCAAGATCGCTTGCCCGCAGGTGTCTCACCCGCCCCTGCTCGTAGAGCGCCGCGACCGGTTCGGCGCGTGCGCCCTTACCCCGGCTCGCCCGGAGCGCCCGGAACGGGATCAGCGGATCGATCTGGCGCAGCACGCTCTCGATGAGATCGCCGCCCTGGTTGACCTCGGCCACGAGCCTCTCGGCGCCCCATCGCTCCATCGCCGCAATCGCCGCGCGCGCCCAGTCGGTCGGGCTGCCCCGCACGCTCGCATCTTCGAGCACCACCGCGCGCCAGTCCTGCACCGCGCCCTGCAGCCGCGCGCCCACGACCACGATCCCGCATTCGTCCGAGGCCGCCTTGCCGGTCACCGACGGATCGAGCGCGACCACGATCCGGTCGAGCGGGCCCGGCCTCTCGACCCGCGCCCCTTCCAGCATCGCCGTGGTCCAGAGGGCCCCCTCGACATCCTCGAGCAGCACGCCCTCGAGTTCCTGACGCCCGAGCCGCGTGCCCGCATAGCGCGCCTGAACCTCGGAGAGGAAACTCTCGGCCAGATAGGCCCGGTTCGCCTCGGTCGGCGCATGGGTCTCGACCGTCGAGGGGTTGTTCAGGATCGCCTTCAGGACGCCCACATTGCGCGGCGTCGTCGTGATCACCTGCTGCGGATGATCGCCCAGACGCAGCGCGAATTGCAGCATGTCCCAGACCTCCTCCGCCTTCTTCCATTTCGCCAGCTCGTCGACCCAGGCGGCGTCGAATTGCGGGCCGCGCAGCGCCTCGGGCTCATGGGCCGAAAAGGCCTGCGCGCTTGCCCCGTTGGGCCAGACCAGCCGCCTGCGCCCCGCCTCCCAGTCGGGTCTGCGATCCGGCGGAGAGCAGGCCAGGATCCCGCTCTCGCCGAAGACCATCACGTCGCGCACCTGATCGAAGGTCTCGCCCACCAGCCCCACGCGCCGCGCCTTGCCGGGGTCGAGCGGGCGCGGCCCTTCGACCTGCGCGCGCACCCATTCGGCCCCGGCCCGCGTCTTGCCCGCGCCGCGCCCGCCCATGATCACCCAGCTCTTCCAGTCCCCCTCGGGCGGAAGCTGATGCGGCAGGGCCCAGAACTCGAACAGCCACGGCAGGGCCAGAAGCGCGTTCTCGTCGAGCCCCTCGAGAAAGGCGTCAACATCGTCCTGCGTCGCGCAGGCGAGCCAGGCGGCGCCCGATTTCAGCTCGGGCGGCATCGAAATCGAGGGCGGCGGCGCGCCCTGCGGCTGCGCCAGCCAGCTGTTTGCGGAGTTTCTCGACACGAGACCGCTCCTCCATCACCAAATGAAAAGCGGTGCGGAGGTCCTTGACCGCCTGCACCGCTGCCCTGGCCTCGGCAAGCTCGCCGCGCCGCACCCCCTGCAGCGCCATGGCGAGTTCCCCGGCCACCTCCTTGTAGAGCGCCTCGGTCTGATCCAGAAGATCGACCGCTGCGCCGTCCCGCTTGTCCCTTGTGTTCAC